CTTCCTTGAGCAGGTCTTCCGCGCGGTGAATGGCGAAGCGCAGGCCTCGGCCGTATCCCCGCAGGTAATCGTCGCTGAAGTGCGGAGCCGAGCGTTCGGACTCGAACTTCTCCAACTCCGCCGCACTGCGTTCACGTTCCTGTTCCAGGATGGGCACGTAGACTTCGGCCCAGGCGGGGTTGCTCATCAACCCCTGCAGCAGTCGGGCGCGGAAATCGTCCATCAGGGCCCCATCAGCGGGGCAGTCGGGTTCTGGGCCTGACCGCCCTGCATGGCCCCGATCAACTCGGGGCTCAGCGGTTCAGTGGTGGGGGCCGGCCCCGCCGGCCCGCTCTGCGCCGCCCCCACCCCAGGGGATGGAGGATTGGCGCCGACTTGATTTACGGCCGGGACCTGGCCCACCACCAGCAACTCGTCGATGTTCGGCATGTCGAAGGCGTTGAAGATCTGCCGGGCGAAGTTCGACCAGTTGACCGACTGCAGCATCACCGGGTTGGCCGACATCGCCTGCATCACCGAGATCAGGTTCTGCTGGCGCACCCCCTTCCCCAGTTGCTGGGTGGCCCCGACTGCGCGGGCGCGGTACTCGGGGTGCAGGTCGGAGAGGTCGATCACCACGGGTTCCTGCGGCATCGGCAGGCCGGTCACCGGGTTGATGACCGAGGCCGAGCCCAGGATCTGGACCTCGTGCGGCAGAGTCAGGTACTGGCGATCGAGCGCGCGGAACAGGTCGGCCAGGGGCTCGACAAAGCCTTCCTCGGCCAGGCGGGCTTCGAGCATCAACCGGGTCAGCGCGGCTTCCTGGCGGCCCAGATACTCGCGCGCGGTGGACCGGCTGCCAGCCCCGGTACCCATGGTCTCGTTCTCGGAGTTCCCAGTGCCCTGCTGGATCCAACCCCACAACTGCTGGATCTCGGCGTAGGACTGCTGCAGGCCGCTCAGGTCCGGAATCAGCGGACGGATCACGCTCTCGTCCACCGGACCATCCACGCCGATCACCCGGCCAGCCCGCATGAACAGATTGGTGGTGTCGATCCCCGCCTGACGCTGGACCAGGAAGACCGGGTCAATGAACAGGTCCAGCGCGTCGAGCTTCTGATTGGCGAAGCGATTGGCGGTGACCTGCATCTTTTCACCGACTTCGCACTTGCCGACCCCGTGGAAGTAGTGGGGGTCCGGCATTGGACTGAAGGCCAGGAAGGGCAGCTTGCCGTGGAAGAAGGGATTGGGCTGGTTCGACAACACCACCCGTCCGTTGGCCACCACGATCACCCGGTTGGCCATGCCATCCGGGGCCATGTCGTAGGGCACCGTACCCCAGTATTCGCGGATCTCGACCGGCTTGGCGAACTTCTCCTGCTTCAGCGCCTGGTACTCGTTCCAGTTGCGGTAGACCGACATCCGCTGGTTCATCTCGCCTTCAGCGGTGCCAGAAACCGGGCTTTCCTTGAGCTTCAGGAAAGCCGCGCGATCCCACTCGCCCGCCTGGACCTTGTCGTACACCTGGTCAATGTCGAGGTAGTAACGCTGGGCACACCAGGCGGCGTCTTCGATCCGGCGCTTGCCGGGCTGCAGGACGAAGTCGAGCGGATCCACCACCGACCAGTCGGGGCCGTCAAAGCGGGTGGCCTCGCCTTCGACCACCACCTCGCGGCCGGGCTCGTTGGGGTCCATGGTGCGCCACTGCTCCTTGCGCACCACCTTCTTCCAACCCACCCGGGCGACCGCGGTGCCGTAGAGGTTGGCGGTCAGGAAGAAGTCCACGGCCTTGACGAAGGAGTTGCAGTCCTTCATCTGCGAGGAGATCAGCACCTCGTTCTTGCGGGCAATCGCCGCGTCCTCGGGCGCGTAACCCGAGAAGGTCACGATCGGCCAGCCACCAAAGGAGGTCTGCACCTTGCGGGCGACGTCGGACTGGGCCACCGAGAACAGGAAGGGGAGGTGGATGTTGTTGCGGAAGTTCTGGGAGCGGCCGTTCTGGAACCCGCGGTAGAGGTCGTACCAGCGGGCGAACTTGGCGAAGTGGGAGCGGTAGTGGTCTTCGGCGTGCCGGCACCGGCTGTTCACCAGGTCAAGCAGGGTATCGTCGGAAACCTTGCCGGCCTCCGGCGCCATCAGGCCGCCGCCACCTACCCCGGGGGCCACCACCGCCTTGGTCTGCCAGTAGGACGTGGACACCCGGCCCCTCCATGGGTTGAAGCCCTGGGCCTCCTGGCCCGCTCTAATAGAAGCACTTACCTGGCCCGGACACAAGCCTAGACTGGCTCGTACCTCGATTCGTGCCGGTCATAGAAACGGTCGTAGAGGCTGATCGCCGCGTCATTGGTCAACCGGCCCTTCAGCGTCTCGTCAGTCGGCAGGTTCGGCCGTGGCGGCTGAGCGTCCGCGCCGGCCCGGCGCAAGGGCTGGTAGATGTCGGCGCAGAACACGTCAGCCGCCGGATCGCTCCAGTCGTCGTGCTTGGTGGTGATGATCCGGCTCATCTGGTCAATCAGCCGCTCGGCCCCGGGCGCCCCCTTCACCAGCCGCACGTAGCCCTCCGCCCAGTAGGAGGCGGCCTGGACGATGCGCGAGCGCTTCTTGGTGTCGCCACGCTTCTGCACGTAGAGCCGGGGCTGGTACTTGCAGGCCGAACCGTTGAAGGCCGCCGCCAACGCCAGTTCATAGGAACCGTCGTGGCCGCCCTGCTCGGATTCGTCGGTCATCGCCCAGATGCGTTTCTGCTTCAACTCGTAGCGGTGGCAGATCGCGGTCAACTGGCCAAGGAAGTCCTCCATCCGCCAGGACTTCGAGCCGTGGCCTTCGAGGTAGTAGACCTCTCCCGAACCGTCCCTGGTGTGCCCCCACACCTGAATCACCGATTCGTCTCCACGGCCCTGACGACCTTCCCGCTTGAAGGCGGTGTCGCAGTGAATGGTATATCTGAGATTGGGGGGGACATCCTTGGGCTCGACCCAGCATTCTTCGATCTGTGCCCGGGTCAGGGGGTTGAACTCGACACTGCTGGGATCATTCATGACCTGCGCCCAGTAGTAGGAGTTCTTGTCCCGTTCGTAGTCCTTCAACCGCTTCTCGGACCACACCTCGGGAAAGACCGGGACACCCGCGGCGTCTCGGGCAGCCATGAAATAGAGATGCCACTTCCCGTCGGGCCGGACCTCGACCCCGCCAGGGGGTTCCATGCCCGCGGCAGAGCAGACGCCCTGCTCGGTGATGGCCCGGCCGAGGTGGTCCCCGTCACCATAGCGAGTCCCGACGAAAATCATCATGCCGTCGGGATTGATGACCGGGGTAAGCGAGTCCACGTGGTCGTTGACGTAGTTGAGCCAGTTGCCGACGCTGACCATCTTCTCGTAGGAGGTGGGATCATCCAGGACCAGCACGTCGGGGTGCGAGCCGGTGAGCCCCGACTCCACCCCCCAGGTGCCGATGCTGGGATCCTTGCGGGCCTGGGCCTTGCGGGCGGCGTGAACCAGGGCCTCGGAAGACCACAGCGACTTCGAGACCCAGTTGCCGTAGAACTCGGTGAAGCGCGGGTACTCGTCGCTGCCCTGCAGGATGGTGCGCAGCGGCTTGTACCACTCGCAGGCCATCGCCAGGTTCTCGGAACCGATGAAGACCGAGATGTCCGGGTCCTGCAGGTGCAGCCAGAGGGTGAAGGCCTGGGTGACCAGGGTGGTCTTGCCGAAGTTGCGCGGCAGCACCACCAGCAAGTTGGTGATCTCCTTCTCGGAGGACTGGGTGGTGCGAGCGCGCCGCTCGACCCATTCGCGGCCGTGGAGTTCCAGCCAGTCGCAGAGCGGTTTGTGGATGCGTTCGGTCAACCAGAGCTTCAACTTCGGGTTGCGGCCGACATAGCAGTGCTTGAAGAAGGCCCAGAAGCTCCGCCGGCAAAGTTGCGCCAGGAGTTCGCGCTCGCTGTGCGCGTCCCAGGTCAGCCAGTAGCTGGTGGAGTTCTGGTCTTTCATCGCGGGAAGGCCGGAGGGGCGGGTAGTCTGGGAACGACGGGCCTGGAAGAAAGCTCTCCCATGGCGGGCGGTGGCGTTGGCTCATACGCCGGCGGCGGCGCGAAATCGGCGGTGACCGGCGGCGGGGCGCCACGCTTCGGCAAGGGCGCCAGTGGTGCGCCCAGCGCCGGCAGGTCCTGGGGGTTCTTGAGCTTGATCTTCGGGCCCGCCTCGCCACGCACGATCGCCCGATCCATCCCGGCGAGCCCCAGACGCTGGGCGGTGCCCAAGCGGAAATAGTGGTCCCGGTAAACCACCCCATCGGATAGTGACGGGGTATTGGATTTAATGAGTTTCCGGTAGGTGGTCCCAGCGTTGGCGGACTTCAGTGCTGATTCCAGCCCCTTACCCACCCAGACGTCGCCGTTCCCCAGGCGGATCGCCGTAGTGACTCCCGGTTGCCGAGAGATGGCTGGCGGTGGGGGAACCCCAACCTCAGCCCCGAGCGCCAGTAGCTGGGGAGAACCCACCAGACCCAATGCAGAAGCGTTGGCGGCCCGCACCCGCGAGGCCGCACGCGGACCAGTACCCTTGGGGGCACGTATTTCACGCTCCACCAGTTGCCCCTTGGCCTGAGCCCGCTTCGTCCGATCGTAGAAGTCTCGCAACGCCGGATCGGACATGCCCTGGGTCAGGTCGAAGAACTTGAACAATCCCTGGGTCGCCCGCACCGCTGAATGTTCGACCGGACGCTTTTCCCACTCCACCCGTTGCCCCGAAGGCTCGACCACGTGGCTCAGTTCCCAGCCCCGGCCCCGGGCTTCATGGGCCGCGTGGGCGGTTTCGTGGACCAAGGAAGTCACCTTGGCCTTCGTGGGGTCTTGTTCGTTTCTCCTGGTCTGGGGGTTGTAGGTCCAGTCCATGCCGCCACCGACTCCCAGCAACTGCGGCTTACCACCCGCTCCGGGCCCCACCCCAAGAACAATTCCGCCCCCATACCATTGAGGTGTTGCCCCGTGTTCAACCGTAGTTGATACAGGGGAGAAGATTGCGTAGCTACTCCAGCCCGGGATTCCAGAGGAAATGGCAGGATCATTGTCGTTGACCACGTAGACCGGAACCTTCAGCGCCTCTTTTCCATACTGGGCCCGCAGGCCGGGGTTATTGAGAAAATCACCTACCACTCCCAGTCGAACGTACTCAGACGGGTTGGCTTCTCGGTTGGCGGCGGAGCGCGGCGGCACCACGGTTCCGCCGGGGCCACCAAAAGCACTCAACTTCAGGGCGGCCTTGGAAACGGCCGACTCAAAATCCACCCGGTCGCGCTGAGCGCTTTCCTTGAAGGCCTCGAAGGTGGGCGCGTCGGCGGCGTGCTGGGCCAGGTAGGCCTCATGGGTCCGGGTAGCCCTCATCTGGCCTTGATTGTTGGGCATTCGAGCGACGAATCGACCCACTCGCGGCACACGCGGGCGCGCGGACGGCGGAGCCTCGGCGGCGTACTGGCCGGCCGGCAGGTAGGGACCAGGGCGAAGCGCCTCACGCGGCCCGTAACCCTCGCTCGGACGCCCGGAGAGTCGGTTGACGACCTCCCGAGGCCCCATCGGGGCGCCGGCTGAGAGCAGCGCATCGGCCGCCAGGGAGCCGGCCATGGTCTGCCAGCCAGCCTCGGGGTGCCCGGCCTTGGCCAGCGCCACGCCGAGCGGGTAGCCCAGCGCCGGGAGCCCGGTCATGCCGAAGCCCTCACCCTGGCGCACCGCCTCGGTGAGGGCCTGGACCACCTGTTGGTCGCGGGGGAGTGGCGGACCCAGGCTACCGGCCGCCTGCTGAGCCTGGGCGAGCGCGGCCACTGGGTCAGGCGGACCGATCGAGAGTTGCTGCTGGCGAGACCGGTCGAGTAGCCAGTTTCGGTACAACTCGGGATCGGCCCGCGGCTCGATCAGCGGATACTGCAGACCCGCCCAGTTTTCAGCCACCGCGGTTGGCCTTGCGTTGCTCGCTCAGCGCGATGGCGATGGCCTGCTTGCGGCCCTTCTTGGTGTGGGGGACGGATGGGCCGTGCTTGCTGCCGGAGTGAAGTCCTCCGCCACCCCACTCATGCATCACCCGGTCGATCTTGTCCGGGGCGCCTGGTTCCACCCGCGGGGAGCGGGCCGAGCGGCGTGAAGCTGGCGATGAGCGTGCCATGGAGCCCTCCTTGGCTCGGGTCTGGCATCAAGACTACGCCCTTAGATAGGGCTCAGCAAGGTTCTTCCGTGGTTTCGCTTCACGACTCTCAAACGAGACCAGGAAGAACTTGCGCTCCGGCCACCAAGCCTTCATGCGCTTTTCCCAGTCGGCCGCTTCGATCTCGTCCATCAGCGGCTCGGAACTGCCGGTCTTTCCCTCGGGAGTAACCCAGTCAATCCGCCACTTGAGCATGGAGTTCCTTGGGGGCGGGGACTCACCCGCCAGCCTCCGAG